AAGGACAGGGATATGCAGACCGTAGTACACACCTTTTATTGCCTACAGAGGGTTATGGACGATAAGATACTAGGGCGACCCGGAGAGCTATTTGTACACCCATGGGTACCCATGCACCGCATGCCTGCCGAAGCCTGTATGTTCGAGAGTGAGGAGTTTGCCACCAAGTACCAGCAACGTCACCTCCACCTTCCAAAAACCATTATCCGTAAGTACCAGATCGTAACTGAGGAGTAAGAGTCAATGGCTAAAAAACTAATACCATTACATGTAGAAGAGGACGATATCGTACTGCTTTCCGGGTTGATAGTCTCCGCAGATAAGTTCATGAAGGCACAAAAGGAGCAGGAGGGTGCCGTATTTGCGGAAGACATAGCGCGTATGCGGATCATAGCCAAAGGGTTATTGGTACTGGGGGATGTGATCGCCACGAATGCGTCCCCGGAGTTGGTGGGACTCATGGCCCTACTAAAGACTAAAAGTGTGGGCCTACAGGTAGACCTTGAGGGTCACGACTGCGATACTTGTGAAGGAGCCGGTACATGCCCCCTAGAGTCCGTAGTACGTGAGTACAGGGCGAAGGGGAAGGGTGCAGGGCCGTCTACCACAGACACAGCGGAGACTGACCCCAGCATTCATTAAGCATACTGCAGGGTTGCACCCGTATACCTTTCTTTGTATAATGCCTTACCCTACATTAAAGGATTTGCCATGTTTTCGAGATCAGTTGTTATCCTATTCGTCCTACTATGCGGAGAAGGGTATTCAACTGATTACGTGGCGGCGCCACCATACCCGGTACACCCACCCGTTTCTTTATGAAAAGCCTACGCATAGTCCGTGGTACACCACCCCCCTCTACCAAGGAGCCGGTACCTGATCCCGATCTAGCCGCGATATGCGCGCATATAGAGCAGCAGCATGCTCTTCTGCTTACCACTCTACTGACGGCAGTAACCCGCTCATATGTAAAATATACTAAAGACATGTCAGCGCATGGAGATACCCTCCGCCCCGTCCTTCTGCAAAGGGCCATTGATTCTATGAGTCGGTTGTACGTTACATGGGATCGCACTACAGGATTGGCAGTATCTCGTAGAGTACGTAGAGCATACGAAGTGTCAGAGATAGACGAACCACAGTCGCGCCTTGATTATAACTTTAGTGCACAGTCTTACGCAGCGCAACTACTTAACTGGAATACACCCAGTGTACATGCACTGGAGACCTCCACAGAGATGTCCGAAGAAGAAGAGTACCCTATACTCAGTAGCATAATGCCACTACATTCGTACATCTCGCAAGAGGATCGTATAACCCTACTGGAAGGGGGAGGGCCGGATGATGACCTCCGTTACACCTACGGTATAGATGAAGCCCAGCCCGGCTTCGATACGCATGGCAGTATTACTATACCCTGTACTTCCCGTTACCCTCTACGTCCAGTAGGCGGGGCCGTGTACCGTGCCGCAGTTCTCACAATAGCCTATGCCCTACTGCGTCATGCACGGATAGCCGCATACGCACCTACAAGATTTACTAAATTTACTAACCGGATTGCCCCCACTGGAGGAGTGTGCCCCCCGATACGTGCACCCCCTCTTACCTGTTAGCATTCTTCTTACGTGAATTGAAACCCCGGCATTACTTAGTGGCTATCATAGATGGCGCGGAAAACACGAAGGCCGGGGTTTCTTTATTAAAAAGGAAGGTAATTATGAGCGGCACCATAAAAAAGAAATTAGTAATACGTAGGGGTGCTCTACCGGTGCTGTTGCAAAAGGAGAGGTACGAGTATGCTGGTGTCTCCTACCACGTTGGTCATTATGGGTCGCATGATGCCGACACCGCATTATCCGCATTAGGTATACGCGCAAGTTCTACCTCCTTCTTTAGTCAACGGAATAGGGATGCAGTATTGCAAACTGCATCTATTACTCCAGAAGAACCGGCAGAGGAGGTATGTAGTACGGCCTCAGCAACCCTCAGCGGCCTCCTACGTATTAAATTATTGGAGATACGCTACGCACGGTCAGTGGACGGTACCCTTACCGCAGAGGCATCTATAGAGATATCCATGGATGACGTGGAGGCACGTGCTATTGATGTATATAGTGATCGTACAATCACTTGTGCGGTAACCTTGTAGCCCTATAGGATTCTTGGTACAATGAGCACATGTTACGGTCTCAATTTCGACACAATAAAGGGACGAGCCATGAAGGTACGCCGATACAAGGTTAAGACAAAGCAGGAGGTTAAACGTATGAAGTTACTACTGTTAACTTACAGGCTACACGCAGGGTTATGTAGCGCATTGCGAGAGCAGGCACAGGAGGTATTTAATGTCAAGAAAAGAGACAATGGTGACCATTAACGGGCTTACCCAGAACATTGCCACATGGGCTATTAACTCCCCAGCCGCAGAGGTAACGGTGTACCGACGCATACAGAAAGTTCTAGCAAAGGGAGAAGGTAAATACACCGATGACGATCTACACTTCGCGGTGTTCGCTAAGCCTATGACTCGATCTCAGGTAAGCCGGTTAGGAGCCAAGTCTTCGCCATGGCGCACTCAGAATGATATTGACATAAGGAACCTCCGTCGTGGCTAGAGTACGTACACGTAAAAAGGTACCGGAGACCCATTCACCGGAAACGTGGCGAGGCTCAAAAGAGGCTACTACGCGGTACCATCAAGAGAAGGCCCAAGGCACATACTACTACTGCCTAGTCTCGCCGGGTTCTTCTGCCTCTTCTTCCGTATCCATAGGTAAGGCCATAGAAGAAGCCTGCTATGACAAGGGCATCCCTCTTGAGGTGTATAAATGGCCTTCCGGGGTAAAGGTATATAGAGTCAAGAGATTGCATGAGGGTTTGCTAGAACCCCGCAGTATAGACTCCACCAACGAGATACCCTACGCGCTACCCGCCACAGAAGATAATTATTCAGTAGGCTCTTTCGGCTTATCCTACATATCGTGGCATTTTGATACACGTGGGATAGAAGACCAATGGGAAGAGTTACCTGTTAAGCAGGCTACCCGTACTCGTACCCGGAGCAGAAGGAGGGTACCTTGAGCAATAAACGAGCGATAAAGGTGACACGCGGAGTACATGCTAACGCCCCCGCCGAGGACTTCAATAGGTCTATCGTGAGGGACGAGGTGCGCCTTGCTTTAGAGGGTATGGGGTTATCCTCCGCACTAGCCACGTTGACCAAACACGACGAGGATAGGGCAGCATTGCTTGGGGGGATAGGGGTAGTAATGTGGGACATGCGTAACTCAGTACGTTTAGCCTGTAGTAGTAATGAGTCCGTCAAGCGTACGTTAGAGGAGCTACTAACTAATCTGGACGAGAGTTTTAGCACCATGGATGAGTTATTAGATAAAGATCAGTATCGGCACATCATGGAGAGTACCGATGCACGTGTAATAGGTAACACAGATGACGATGAGGACGATGATCCATACGGGATATTGGAACTCTACGGGACGGACGCAGCCACCGATCTAATACTGGACGAAGAGCTACCCGATACCTCTAACAGAAGAAGGAGGCCACGATGATCGACCCCACTACAGTACGTATGTCCGAGACGTTACTACTATCGGATATGGTAGGTTGCGATTCCGTGTATAGATATGGCAAGGCCAACCCAGTATTTGCAGATGATTGCAAAAAGTTGGAGGAGGGCAAGCATCTAGCCGCGACAGTGGATAGCCTACAGGAAGAGTTTGGCCCCTTCTCTATTACATACGGGTATATATCCCCACAGCTAAGCGCAGCTATCGTAAAGTATCAAGACCCGTCTATCCCTTCGTATCATCGGTGGGATTTAGGTGCCGCGATAGATTTCTGTGCCCATGAATGGGTGCATGGAAAGGAGGAGAAAGCCCCCATACTTCTGGCCCACGAGATAGATGAACGCTATCGCTACTCCAGAATGATCACGTACTCGGAAAGCCCCATCATATGCTTTGGCACAAAAGTAGCAGAGGAGCATAACGGTTGCCGCAAGGCCATGTACGAAAATCGGTATGTAGGTGAAAGGAAACCGGTGTATACACGGTACTCTGATAATAGCAAGACAAGGGAGCGGCAGGTATCCACCCATACTTTAGCGCACCCATGGCAGGGGCACGGCTACCCTACGTACCATGGTGGAGGTAGGCAACAGTTCGAGCATATCCGGGTGAGTCAGTACACCCTATTGTCGGATTACTTGTATGATGCACGATCTGTGCATTTCGGTACCGCCAATTTTCCGTACTTAACACAGGTAGAGAGAATGGATAAGGTAAATGCTTCCCTAGCCCTAGCCGGTGATGTAATAGATAAATTGGTACGGCATTTTGGCGCACGGATGAGTATCGTATCAGGGTACTGCAGGGTAGTTAACCCGGTGTTCGATTGGACACGGCACTTTAGGATGGAGATCGTACCCCCGGCCTTCCTCCACGTAGATGACGTAGCGCACGTAGTACAGAGCACCATGGCCGATCTGGTAGAAAAGGTAACAGTGCGCAAGATGAAGTCCGGGATCAGCAGAGTATTACTAGAGGGTTACGATCATGCGTAGAAAAGGAACCACTACGTGCCCCGCAGATGGTACTTTATTACACTGGCGCCAAGTACACGGTATGATGCTACTACGGGAGGTCGTACCGCCCAAACCGAAACACAAGTATAGGGTATACGATGCTACCTGCCCTACTTGCAATATAAACTACGAGGTAAAATCTAATGCCAAAGGTTGACGTACATGCTATTACCACATTAGGTACCTTAGCCACCGCAGAGGCCAGAGTTAAAGTATTAGAGGGTGCTTTATCCGACCTAGTAGACGCGTGCTCTGTCCCTATAGGTAACCGCGTAGTTACTCGCAGGCCTGACGGCGTAGCTATTGATATGGCCTTACGCGCACTATTAAGTATACCATCTGACGGTAGCGAGGATGACACATGTGTACCTATGTAGCCTTAGTCATTAAGGATAATATCGCTACCGGAGGGCAGAAAGTACACGATATCGTATTTGCTGTTGCGGATACTGTAGAAGATGCTACGACAGCTATCATAGAGGCCCAGTGGTTAGAGCCTTGGTGGAACGAAGGCCGAAGTGTATGTCGTATCATGCAGCTATTCAGCATGGACTCAGAGCATGCCATTCGTAAGACCGTGCGGCCCCCACAGAAAAAGGTAAGGGTACGCATGAAGGTGCAGAGCGAGGTACCCCCACGTAGGCGAGTACGTAAGCCAAAGTAATTATTGCAATCGCATGCAAAAAGGGTAGGACATGTCACGTAAGATACGAATAATACGACCAGTGGATGTAAAGGCTGAGGCTATAGTAGCGGCCTGTGTATCCTCGGCAGAGGCCGTCAGGGAAGAAATGATCATTAGGGCTATGCAGATGGCAGTCAAGGCAGACACAGCCTTACCCATTAAGGAAGGTACGGTAACTAGCAGAAGTAATTCATACGCGAATGTAGGCGCGGCTATCACCAGCGCACCACGCCACCATAGTGACCGCCCTTACAGATGTACCCACGAAATATACCGAAATGAAGGTATACTAGGTTACACGATAATCTTCCACTTACACGCAGGAGACCCACGGCAGAGGGATATAGCTCTCCGGTTCTGTGATGAGGAGATAGAGAATATGAGTGGCATATTACGTGTAGCCGTAGAACTCGTAAGGAGTGCTTCTATGTACACCGATACCTACAACTTTACGTATGAGGTAGCTACCGCATTGCTACCCTTATTTAGGGCAGTATCTATCAGGTCGTTAGTCATAGAGGATGTACGTACTATGATACTAAGGGAGGTAGGTTATGGCCAGTAAGAGTGTGTGGAATGCAGAACCTAAAAGCCTAGGCATTAAGGCCGCATTAAGTCCCCTAAAAGATCCAAGTATCAGTGGGGTTGTGGTACTATCATTGCACGAGGTGGGGATTCGCATATGTAACATACGATTCCCCGATTCTTTGGCCTCAATGCTAGGCAAGCACATGCCGTACGGTGTAGGGCCAGCGCACCCATGCTATCTAAAAGTAGTTCAGGAAGGGGACGCATATGTAGTACGATGTGGTTACATAAGAGAGTCGGTAGAAATAGTTTTATGGGAGCAGGATACATTACCTGCATGGTGTAAGAATATAAAGGAGGCTAGTCAATAATGGCACGAGTAAGACAACGTAAGGTAGCAGAGCAGGTACCAGCCGAGATCGTACCGGCGATCACCAGTGCACCTAAGACAGTGGTAGACGTAGACGACGAGATGCGGATCATCGCTAAGTATAAAGATCGCATACGCAACCCCTTAACCGCTATTCGATCCCATTGCGTAGAGTGCATGGGCGGTGCCCCTCAAAGCGTAGCAGAGTGTGTATCGGAAGGATGTTCTTTATGGGCATTGCGTATGGGTAAGAACGCGTATGACGCTCGGGTGGTAAAAAGAAATAGCGAATAGTCACTTAAATACTCACGATAATCCGAACCTCGCCTATGCGGGGTTTTTTTTTGTGCTTGCCCCACAGTGCACACTTCACTATACTCGGATAAAATAATGTGTCAGTGCTAAGGTGGGGTGAAGATGGAGCACGCAAAAATATACAAGGTGGAGGCCGTAGAGGAAGTACACTCCGGGGATGACATAGTACTACTTGTCAACCTAGGGGTAGACAACCTACTCAAGCGCGTAAGAGCAAGGCTGCAAGGTGTAGACACCCCAGATGCCTATAAGGCTACCAGTGCAACCGATGCTGGTAAAGTAAGGGACTGGGTAAGACATTACCTAAATGGGAAGGCCTGCCACGTAGAAGTTCACTCCGATAAGAAAGGATGCTGGATAGTTACGCTGTACATTACGGAGAAGGATAATCCCATACCTATCAGCCTCAATAAGTTATTGCAGGATGAAGGCTACGTATTCCGCAGACAACAAGGTAAATAAATCATGGCTACTAGGGTTAGGCAACGGCAGGTACAAAGAGACACCGAAGCATCATTGGGTGTTAATATTCGTAGCCTAAATATAGGCGCGAAACGGGTAGACCGTGCAGACACTAGTAGGCAAGCCGACGATCATGATGCCTTCGCTATAGACGGCATAGGTAGCAGTATCATTGCCACCCCCTTCGTACTGGAGAACCTATCCGCGATCTACGACCAGTCCAATGTACTACGCCAGTGTGTTTCCGCTATGGTTACTAATGTAGCCCTGAACGGGTTCAGGACAGTACCTATTCGCAAAGGGGCTATAGTAAGTGAAGAGGAGAAGGCAGAACTAGAGTCCTTCATTGAGTCCGCTAACCTCACAGAGTCCCTAGTAGGTGTGCATTCCAAGCTGGTGGAGCAGTACGAGAAGTTCGGTTTTGGTTACGTAGAGGTAGTACGTGATCGCAAGAATAGGCCCACCCTATTAAAGCATTGTAAGACATCCAATATCAGGGCTACCAAACGTAACGGTAACGCCGTCACTATTACTACACAAATGAGCAGGGGCGGTCGCAGATCCACCATTAAGGAACGGGTAAAGTTTCGCCGGTACGTGCAGCGTGTAGGTACAAATACTGTGTACTTCAAGGAGTTCGGTGACCCACGCAAAATGTCCTTGAAAACAGGTAAGTACGCCAGTAAAGCATATAGCGTGCCAGTAAGTGAAGAAGCCACCGAGTTGTTGCACCGTCGCCAGATATCAGAGGACGCGTACGGTCTACCACGATGGATATCTCAGCTACCCTCTATCCTCGGGAGCCGGGAGGCCGAAGAGGTAAACCTACGGTATTTTGAAGATAACACCGTACCACCTATGATCATGTCTGTAGCCGGTGGCAGGTTAACCCGAGAGTCATACATTCAGCTACAAGCCATCCTTAACGCGCAGGGCGTAGGTAGGGAGCGGCAGAATCAGATAATCCTTGTAGAAGCCGTACCGGAAGTCTCAGACTTAGAGGGTAAGGGTTCCGTATCCTTGCAGATAGACAAGCTAACCGATGTAAGGCAAGGGGATGGCCTATTCGACAAGTATGGTGAGTCTAATATAGCTAAGGTACGCTCATCCTTCCGGTTACCTCCCGTGTTCTTGGGTATGTCACAGGATATTACCTTCGCCACTGCCAACGTATCCGCGTATCTGGCAGAGGTACAGGTCTTCCACCCGGAGCGTACGATGCACGATGAGTTCTATAACAAGAACTTCGTTAACCACCCTAACGGTCTGAACCTAAAGACAGTGAAGCTAGAGTCCAAAGGCCCAACGGTAACCAACCCCGAGCAGGTACTTAAGGTTCTTACCGCAGGTAACGTAATGGGTGCTGTTACCCCGCGCTCCGCCATCGACAGTATTAATGAGACTATGCAGTTGAGTCTGCCGCAGTACCCGGAACCCGGTACAAAAGAATGGCTGCAGTGGATGGATGAGCCTATTGCCTTTTCCCTTAAGAAGGGCACCGATCACGCACATACGCATGACGAGCAGGCAGCGAAGGATCAGGATATTAAGGATCGGGAAGCAGAAGGTGATATCCTACCTGCACCGGTAGAGCACGGACAAGAATAGCCCATACATACTATCAGGAGTACTATCATGTCATTTGAAACGAAAACATTACTATTGGCTATCGCCGCACCCGCAACCGGTAGTGGGGTTATTAACAGGGACTACCCTGTAACGGTTACTTGCTCCAATCCGCTGGGTACTTCCGCCACTGTGCTGCTCCAAGGCAGTACCGATGGGGGTACTTCGTGGCATACGATTACCACGTTCACACTGGGCGCTGCAGACAGTCAGGTATATACCACCTCAGATAAGTGGCCCATGCTTAGAGGTGACGTAACTGCTGTGGTAGGGGGTACCGTAGGCCTGACGGTGGTTGTGTAGTCACTAAATATTGCAGTTGATTTCAAAATAAGGCGTATAAGTGTGGACACAGATATCGACACAGAAGGTATGGTAACCCTCAAGATAAAGAAGGACGAAGAGGGGTTTGAGCGTATAGTGTACGCAGAGGTAATTATCCCTGACTCCCTAAACACTCACGGAGATTTCCATACCAGAGAATCTGTACGAGAGTTTGCCTACGGCTTTATGCTGAATGGGTTCGGAGTAGATGTAGACCACGATCAGATAGACCTATCAAACTCCCTGCATATAGTAGAGTCCTTTGTAGCACGGGACGGCGACCAAGACTTTATACCGGGAGCGTGGGTGGTAGGTATGTACATCGGGGATGATGCAGTGTGGCAACGTATCCGTAGCGGAGAGTTAAACGGGTATTCGTATCAGGCGTGGGTTAATGCACTGGACGTAGAAGTAGAGGTGCCGGAGCAGGTCACCAGATACGGTACTACTCAACCCAGCCTAGAGGACGGACACACCCATGACTTCTTTATTTTGGTCAATGATGACTTAAATATTTTCGCCGGAGGGACTACTGAGGCGAACGGGCATACCCATGATATCCGCCGCCACACCTTCACTGAGAAGGCCAGTAGCCATAGTCACATTTTCAACTTTGTACAAGGTACAGGAGGTCTTTAATGAGTACTCGAACACGTAAGAAGACAGGACAGCTAGCAACTTTACTTGACCCTGAGTTTGTTAGTGTTGTAAAGTCACCATCAAACAAGACAGGGTTTAAGATAATCCGTAGTGCGGAAGAGGAAGGAGGAGAGGAGAAGATGGTAACTGTAGGGAATGTCTCACCGGTTAAAACCCGCGTACGCAAGAAGCGATCTGATACTAATCTGCTATCTATCGACCTCCCTACTGGAGCCTCTCTATCTTCGGCGGAGACCGTATTAGCCACTTTCAACCTATCGGAAGAGTATGAGGTAGTAGACCGTGGGGACTACTTCTCTCTCGTACGCAAAGGCTCAGATGATGATTCCGAAGAGACAATGCCTATTGATCTTGGTGATGGTATTGTAGCTAACGTACGCTCCTCGTCCTTCACGGAGGCACAGGCGCAACGGAAAGATGAGGGAGGGGTACGACTTGTTCGTATCGACTTTGATTCCGCTGTATTCGATGAAGAGGCTGTAGAGCTTTGGATGTCCAATAATGCAGTTGATTTCAAAGAAGGCGGTATGTCTGTCACTGAGGCAGGCGTTACCGTGCTCCGTCATGATTTTGTCGAGACAGACGGTAAGCCCGTCAAGATCGGCGACGGTATAACCGGTGTAGTAGTACGGCATGCCAGTAATGATGTACCACTGTCAATACAACGGGGTATCGTCGAAGAAGTGTACGGGAACTACGGGTGGGGTCAGATGGATTTTACCGCATCTATGGCGGATGAAGAGTTTACCGAAGAGAGTTGGGAAGCTATATACGCTTTACGCAATGTTCTGGAGAATATCATCTTCTACAGTAACCTTCCGTTGGCAGAACGCCAAGCCCTTATCCAGAACGCATGTGACCAATACGCTGCATTTATGTCGGGACTAATCGCTATGCTTCCTCGTGAAGTAATGCTTGCGGCCCGTTCAGACCTTAAGTTAATAAACCCTGATCAGGAGATCAATACCATGAGTACTAAAGTAGATGATAAAGTTAAAGATAAGGGTGCTGTCTCCGATACCCTTACCCGTGAAGACGTTGCACAGATCGTGCGCGAAAGTCTGGCCGCTGCATTGCCTGAGGTTGTAGCTACTCTGACCAAGCGTAGTGACGAAGCCGAAGAGGAGACCAAAGTGGTAACCGCTACCGTGGCGGATTCTGTCAAGGTAATGGGTGAGACCATGCAACAGCTACGTAGCTCATTGGCTGAGGTGAAGAAGGAACTGGACGAGGTTGCCAGTACCACTACTGTAACGCGTTCCGACGACGACGACGACGACGGGGAGGCTACTGAGGAGGAAGAGGAGGAGGAAACCCCCACCCAAAATAAGCGTAGTTGCTTCGCCGGTATGTTTAAGACTGACCTAGGTATTGACGGCTAACCCCCGGCAGTATACAGGCCAGTACGCCAACCAAATTCAATATACGTTATTAGGAGAATCACCAATGAGTACTACGAATAAGAAACTGTCTAAGCGTGCCGACGTTGCACTCTCTGACCTCGCAAGCAACGGTGGTATGTTGCTGCCCGAGCAGGCCAATACCTTCATCGACATGATCGCGGAGCAACCGACCATCCTGCGCCAGTCGCGTATCGTCCGTATGAACGCGCCTACCCGTAAGATCAACCGTATGGGTTTTGCCTCCCGCATCCTGCGTGCTGCGCCACAGGGCACCCCTCCTTATGCCGCCGATAATGGTACCAACAGTCGCCACCTCGCTGCCACAGACCGTTCCACCCCGACCACCAGCCAGATCGAGCTGTCTACCAAAGAGATCATGGCCGAAGTCCACATCCCTTACGAGGTTCTGGAAGACAACATCGAAGGTATGTCGTTTGAAGACCACATCATGCGCCTTATCGCTGAGCGTTCTGCACAGGATCTCGAAGAGTGGATGCTGACTGCCGATACCATGTCGGGTGATGCGTACCTCGCACTGAATAACGGCCTGCTCAAGACCGCTACTTCCCATGTGGTTGACAACCTCAGCGCCGGTATCAGCCCTGACCTGTTCGAGGCTGGCCTGCTGGCCATTCCGCAAAAGTATCTGCGTAATCTGGGCGCGCTTCGTCAACTGATCCCCGTTGCCTCTACCATCAAGTACCGGGCCAACGTAGCCAAGCGAGCTACCGGCTATGGTGACTCTGCTCTTACCGATGCTGGCCAGTTGGTAGCGTACGGTGTTCCTGTCGAGTCTGCCCCTCTGATGCCTGCCAATACCGGTCTGTTCACCTTCCCGCAGAACATCCTGTTCGGCATTCAGCGTCAGATCAGTGTGGAAGTCGAGAAGGATATTCGTGCTCGTCAGATCATCATCGTTCTGACCACACGGGTTGACTGTAAGTGGGATGACGAAGACGCGGTGGTTAAGTACACCAACATCTAAGGCCTAGGGGGCGAAGGCCCCTTAGCTTTCTCATTTTAGCAGGAGATTAACCATGTTAGAGTCAAACAACCAAATGGGTGCTGGCGGGATCGGTATGCAAGGGGATGGCCCCGGTACCGCAGCCGCGACAATTAAGGAACTACAGGGGTTCAACGTAGAGCTTCTGGCTGGAGCATTGGCAGATACAGCTATTGACGTAGCCGCTATCCGCAGCGAAGACACCATCCTTAAATGCCTGAACAATGCAACCGGTGGTGTCCTTACCGACGTAACCAGTACTATGAGTATCAATACTCTGTACGCCACCGGCACCCTTACCCTGAGTACCGCGATTGCTGGCAGTACCGCCGAAGTAAACGGTGTGACTTATACCTTCCAAGCCGGTGTACCCACCGCGTACGGGCAGGTTCAGGTAGGTGCGGACGATACCGAAAGTGCAGTGAATCTGGCCACAGCCATTAATGCGTATGAGACCAGCATCGCCCATGGTGCCGCAACCGTATCTGCCACCAGTGCTATTGCCGTAGTTACGGTAACTGCTTCCATGGAAGGCGTAGCCGCTAACGCGTATACCCTTGTAGGCGGGGACGGTACTGTAGTAGCCAGTGCAGCCACCTTGACAGGTGGAACTGCAACCGGCAGTGTCCAGTCTACTGGCGCTACTGACCAGTTGATCATGTTCTGGTACAACAAGAAGTAAATCCAACAACGGTGAATAATCAGAGGTGTATGTTATGCGTAGTTTAAAATTGATTGGTGCACGTACTTTCGGCTCTCCAGCCGCAGGCCTTACCTCCCCCATGAATAAGGGTGAGATACAGAACTTCGACGATGGTATTGCTGGTAAGTTAATGGCTCTCACCTACACGGATACATTGGGTAACATCCACCCTATGTTCTCCGAGGACGTAAGTGCTACGATGGTACATCCTGACGTACAATCCAAGCCACTGGATCAAGCAGTAAAGGACGGTGACTTTGCACCCGCCGCCAAAAAAGCACCAGCACGGAAACGTGGTGGACAGTAAGTAAACCCAGAAGTAACCAGAGCGGATCATCATATGAAACTTGCAACTAAAGAAGAAGTACTCGCCCGGATGAACCTAGGCGGTACCGCATCTAAGGACGCAGCCGTGGAGTCCGCTCTGGATGCCTCTACTACCATCATCGAGAACATCTTGGGAACACCACTATCTGCTACAGATAGGGTAGATTACTTCGACTTACATATAAGCCCGTACAGCAAGGCTACTGTTTTCGAGTTTAATCTGGAACAAGGTTTTGTCGATGGCGATGCTTTAATATTCTACTCCGCCGACGGGTTACCTATATCCGATGTTAGCACCTTAGTTCCGCTGGACGTAGCGTACGTCATACCTAACATAGTAACTGGACTGATAACCGTTACTGATACCCCATTGGCCGGAACTTCCACGGTTGCTATCAAGTATTCAGCCGGGTTTAATGAGGGGAGTACGGGTATCCCTTCATGGATGAAAGAAGCTGCCATATCCAGCGCAGTCTACGTACTCCATACGCAAGCCGCTACCCATAACAAGAAAGACCTGCAAGATATGACCCCGGCCCTTACCCGCATCCTTCGTATGCAGATCAACAGCCATGTGCGCCCTCGTGGCAGAGGGTACTACCCGTCACGATCTACCGTACTGTAGGTACACCCGCATGGCCGATAAACCAGTCATCACATTTTCGGTAAAGGTACGAAACACCTCTAAACTACTGGCTAAGCTAGCAGCCGTTAAAGGTGGCGTACACTCAATACTGGGGCAGGGGAAACTTGAAGCGTTTATGCTACGTAGAGTACAGATGCGATTTGCACCACGTAATGGTAATGCTCAGGCTCAACGATCCCCTGATGGTAAACCATGGAAGCAACTAAAAGAGAGATCCCGTCGCAAGCACAACCAAAACAGATCGCAGGTACTAGTCGATAGCTCCGCCCTACGCAACGCTATTAAGGTGGTACGATCTAACCTACGTAGCGAGGCCGCACTAGCCTCCCCCACAGGGGCAGGGTTCTACATAGGGGTAGACAAAGGTGGTGAAGTTGGTAAGTATGCCCGGATACAGAACAACGGAGGGTGGTCGGGGGTACTGCATAAATCCCATATACCAAGCAGACGCTTCTTAGGAGTAAGTGCAGCCGATATTAAAGCGGTGGACTCCTTGATTAAACGCTCCCTACTTAAAGTCCTATAGGTGTAACAGTCATGCCGACCATAGCAGAGTTAACAACGGAACTAGTAACACTGGTGCAGACACTACCAGCGTTCACCAACAAGGGATTTTCCGTGTACGATATTGACGATTTGCAATCAGTTGCAAATTTGGAGAGTCCCCCATTGGTAGGTGTAGCGTACGAAGGAGGGGGGTTTGCGGATAATGTAGGTAACCCTGTAGGGCAGACAACACACGCTGCCGCTCTGTTCAGAGCACAGTTTTCGGTGATCATCGCAGTAGCTTATGAGACCGCAGATGCCCCTATCGACAACAAACCCAGCGCCACTAACCTACTAGATGAAATAAGGTCTACTGTGTTAGGATACAAAAGCGTTAACACGAGGCCATGGCGTTTCATGGGGGAAGCTCCAATGCCGGGAAAGCTGGAGGGTGTAATATTTTACGGCCAGATGTGGGAAACTGATATAACGGTTTTACGTAACACTAATTAACAACCACCATTAAATATACAGGAGAAGTACCATGAACTATTATTACTCTGGTCAAGGCAGTCTACTGATCGCCACTCGTACCGGTGCCGGTCAGCCTGCAGGCTTCACCGAGCTGGGTAACGTACCCAACTGCGAAGTCTCTATCGAGGTTGCCAAGTTCGAGCATAAGGAGTCTGAGTCAGGTAGTCGGGCCGTTGATCTCTCACTGGTTAACGAGAAGAAGGGCACGTTTACCATGACCCTCGAATCCATGTCACCGGATAACCTTGCCACCGCGTTCTGGGGAACCAGTACCGTTAATGCGGCAGGAGTAGCCGCCACCGCTACCGTACTGCTTTATCTGGCGAAGTCCAGCCCACTTCCGTTCCCCGGCGTGAGTTCAGTAGTTATCAAGGATACCGCCACAGGCCTCATTACCTACGAGTTTGGCACCAGCCTTACCGATGTACTGTCCTTGAACGGTTGGGTAGACCAGACCAATGGTTCTATCCATGTATTCTCGGATGCAGACCAGACCACTAACGGTGCCGCAGCTAATATCACCAATGGCATGTCTGTGGCTGTTACGTACAACCACGTGGCCAATAACCGGTTGGATGCGTTTACCGAGACATCCATGGAGCGTTGGTTGCGTTTTGAGGGTATGAATACCGTGGACGGTAAGGCGGTAATCGTGGATATCTTCAAGGCGCAGCTTGACCCTATGCAAGGTTACGGCCTAATTAACGAGGAGATCGGCAGCTTTACCGTATCAGGTAGCATGCTGTATGACTCGTTGCAGACTTCTGGCTCCAAGTTCTTCCGCCAGATCAATGTTTCGTAGGTCTCGGCTACAGTAGTACGATGGATGAATATCACGCCTCTATAATGGGGGTGTGATTTTTTTGGTTAAATGGTGAGAGGTGCATTATGAACACAGTTGTAAAAGATAGAACCCTTGAGGATGATATTAACGAAGCGGAAGTAGTCGCCGACATCCAAACGAATTCGGTAAAAATTAGTGATGGAAGCACCGTCGCTATACGTAAGTGTAAGGCCAAGCACATCGCTCCGGTACTACGCCTCCTTAAGGAGGCTATGGGGCGTATGGGCATGGGTACAGTAGAGGAGGCGGAGAGTGCTATCGACACGAACAACATACCAGAGCTTATGGATTTGCTGGTAGACCTGTCGGATAGTACCTTTACAGTGATATCTCTCATGACTGATCGTGACGAGGGAGGCATAGGTGACCTCGACATGGAAGACGTGTTTACTGTAGCGGAGGCGGTGTGGGAGCTTAACAAGCCTTTTTTCTTGTCGAAAGTCCTGCCACTACTCCGCGCACGGTAGGCAGCAAACCTCATACCAAGGTAAGGGACGACTTAGGGGTAGCTGACCATTTAGCGTCCCTGTCTTTTGCTGGGTTTGCAGAGCGCGATGTGCTAGAGTGGCCTGTAGATAAATTCCACCTTATGTTACGGGCAGTGGCACGAAGAAGGATGAGAGAGAGGGCCGAGTATCTGGAGGATTTAATTGGCTCCATACAACTGGCCCTTGGGGGTAAAGGGGACGCAGCAGATAAGCATATAACCAAGCTACGCAAAGAGGGCGGATTACATGAGCAATAACACGGGTAACGTGGATTTCGGCATAACGGCACACGACCACGCCACAAAGCCTATTAAGAATATCCAATCCACTATTATCCGCTTTGTCGGTGCTATATCCGCTTCACTAGCTGCCGTAAAGGTAGCGGTGTTCCCCATCACACAGGCCACGGAATTTGACCGGGTTATGCGTGATGTGCAGAAGACCACTAACCTTACCGATGCGGAAATAAAAGGACTTAGCGGCACTCTCCTAGACCTATCTAAAAACATATCAGTAACTCAGGTTGAGCTGGCTACCATAGCAGCTATAGCCGGTCAGTTGGGTCTTAAGGGCGCAGCATCTATTGCCAAGTTTACCGAGTCGGTAGCACGGGCTAAAGTAACACTGGGTATTGGGGAAGAGCAGGTTGCAGAGTTCGCGGCCCAGCTACTCAACATACACAATATCCCTGTAGACAATATAGAAAACCTTTTCTCTACCATCAATGAATTATCGAATAACTCTGTAGCTAACGCGCAGGTATTGTTCGATGTAATGAAACGTATAGGTAACGTAGCTGGGGTAAACGTAAAGCAAGCCGCTGCCCTCGCCGCATACGCCGCTGACCTCGGTATCAACCCGGAGGTTGCCGGTACCTCTTACGCTAAGTTCTTCGCTAACATGCTGTCCGAATCTAAGAAGTTCGCCAGCTTAATGCGTATAACCCAGACGGAGTGGATCAACCTCGTAAACGATGACGCAGTAGAGGCATTCAAAGCTGCGGCCAAAGAACTTAACTCTATGGGGAGTGCTGCACAAGCAGTTCAGACTAAAGAACTATTCGGCGGTGGGCGACTATTCGCGTTCATGAGCAAGGTGATAAACGATGCGGGTACCGGGTTCGAGCGACTAAACCGGCACGTAGCATCGGCTAATAGCTCATTTGCTGCAGGTACATCTTCCATCGAAGAGTACGAAAAGATAATGCGCTCGGTGAAGGAGCAGGCCACACTACTAAAGAATGATGTTGCCGCCGCCGCAACCGAGGTAGGAACAGAGCTGTTACCGGAGCTACTTCGCATTCTTAAGGAGCTACAGACGTTCTTTACCAGTACCGAGGGTAGAGACTCCTTCCTTGAACTAGGTAAGCAGCTAAAGGGCATCATTCTAGGTATTGAGTCCTTCGTACACTGGGTAGCTGATCTTAACATCTCATGGGCTAATTTCCTGCATGGCATCGGCCTATTCTTAGCCTTTGGTTTAGCTTCTGTCGTGGTAAAAATAACGGCTACCCTATTCCACCAGATCAAGGCGCTGTACACCCTAGGCAATACATGGAAGGTTGCTGCAGCAAACGCAAAAGAATACATAGCTACCGCACTAGCGGCAGGGGCCATTAAGGTAGGGGGGCCTGTTGGTACTGGAGATACCGGGGCAGGTGCCGCCGTAGGTGGGGGTGCAGCAGCCTCCGCGTCCTACGCACTAAGTAAGGCCAAGTCGGAGGAGCAAGCATTACAGGCACTACGTACGCAGGTAAATGTTCAAAAGGGGCAAGCCGGTATGTACGCGGCACAGCGTGCTGCCCTAGATGAGGTGCGTGACGCAGAGATAGCTGCGTTCAACGCTAGGTCTATAGGGTTACGTCGGGACTCCGCCGCTGCAGTACTGATACGTAAGGAAAGAGGACTCGCAACAGAGGCGGCAGCAAAACAACGAAAGGCGTTAACCGCACTACAAGCCGAAAATGCCCTTGCGCATAAGGTAGCTCTGAATAATGTATACAGGTACGAGAGAGGTATAACTGGGGTAGCAAAATCGTATACTGCAGCCTCTACTACTTCTGCGGTATTTGGTAAGGCTTTAGGCAGTGTAGTAGGCAAGATAAAACCCTTAATAGGGTGGGTAGCTACGCTAGGCCGTACTATACTGGGGGCCTTTGGTGGGCCTATAGGTTTTGCCATAACCGCACTACTGCTCTTTGGTAGCGAGATTGCAGAGTTTCTTGGTTTTGCCGGGAAGGCGGCAGAGGAGGAGGTAGACGCACGGATACTGGATCGCAAGATGAGGGAGGCGGCAGAAGCAGCTATCAACAGTTACGTGGCCTATGCCAAGGAATTTGCGGCCAAGAAGAAAGACTCCATTGACCTATCTGGCTTACTCAGTAGTGGTAACGCTATTAATGTATCTTCTGCCAATACTACCGCTGTCACCGAACTCATGGGTAGCGTAGAGGCACTACGTGATAGTAAGGTCTATACCGCGCAGATAGTACAAGACATGGACGCGTGGGTTAAGGCGGCAGCAGACGCAGGGTTAGAGATAGCGCAGATAGATAGCCAGTTAGTGGAATTAAAGCGCAAGGCGGATACCGCGCTGTATCTTGACAAGAAAGGGGAGGGTGGCGCGTACAAGCAGATACAAGGTGACATAGCCGCACTAACCCTACGTAGACAGGAACTTACCTTTGCGGCGGAGAACGCGTCGGATGCCGAGAGCACACTGAACGATACCTATGATCGCACCATCACTACGGTCATCAACCTGCAGAAGCATCAGGATCGCATGGCAGCTTCCTTGCAGAAGGGTGCAACTAAGCAGTTCTACGATGCGGCTACCGCCCTTCTCGACTACCAGAACTCAATGACCGAGGTAGCGGTTAAGACAGCCGAGCTACAGGCCGCAGAGGAGGCGTTACAAGCATCAAGGGAGGCTGGGGATAATAAAGGGAAGGGTTCTAAAGAGGCGCTAGATACCACCATGCGCCTTGGCAGAGAGATACGTGTCACTACCGCTAGATCCGGTGAGCTACTTGACGCATACACTGCAGCCGCCTCTAGCATATCCTCAGTAAACCAAGAGATGCTTAACGCCTTAGGCAAAGGCTCCGCAAGTGCTACCGCCGCAGTACTAGGGGTACTAAACGCCAAAGGTGGTAGAGCAGCCATACAGGATGTTAAGGAGCTAAATGGGGGATTAAGAGACTCCGCACTTGAAGCCTCCAGACTACGAGATGAGACCAATAAGTATCTGACAGTATTCAAGTCTGGCACTAAAGGACTACGGGATGCTGTAGCATCATTGAACGCTGTGTACGCCAACATGAGTAGCACCCTTAACGCGTCCAAGGATAGGTACGCAGACTTGACTAGAAGTGTACGTGAGCTTACTCGGGCACGTAACGCAGACGCAGCTTCTACTAAACGTAACGCAGAATCAGAAAAGCAGCTATCCGCTGATCTTGCTTCCTTGGCCGAGCGCAGAGATAGAGAGATTGCACACTACCAGAGCATGGGTCGTAGCCCTGAGTTCATTGCCTCCTTAGAGCGTCAATGGGCAGCAAGAGCCAAGGAGGCAGAAGAAGTATCTAGGCTGGCCGGTAACGCTCGTGATCTGAACGATGAAAAGGCACGGGAGCAGGTAGCAGTAGAGAAGTTGAAGAATAGTCAGAAAGCCTACGCCGAAGTGTTAAAGCTGATAGCAGAGAACTCCAAGAAAGGGGAGGATGGTTTGTCGTTCTATGACCGAATGACTAATGGGGCGGAGATGGCACAGAATGACCTTGCTACGTTGAATAGTATAGGTGATGCCGCTAACGAATCAGAAAAAGAAGTTGCTATGCTCTTAACCAAGCTGGCTTCTTTCAGTGATCTTGTCCCTAAGTACCTAGGGGATGCCGTAGGTGCGCTTCCCTCTTCCGGCATGGCGGCAGGGTATTTGAAGGAGGTAGGCTCCATAACTACCGCGTGGCAGG